AAGTAAATGACGTAATCCAGCCAGTACAACAGATTGGTATTGATCCAAATTTATATGAAGTTAGGACAATATTTGATGATGTTCAGTTAGTTGTTGGTGCACAAGAATCTACATTTGGTGGAGTTTCAAAAGCAACAGCAACAGAAACCAGTATTGCAGAATCTTCTCGAATGAGCAGTTTAGGAGCAAATGTTGATGACCTAGATACATTTATGAGTGAGATTGCACGATCTGCTGGGCAAATTCTTTTACAAGAAATGTCTATTGATGAAGTTAGAAAAATAGTTGGAGTTGGTGCAGTATTTCCCACAATGACTAGAGAGCAAATTATAGACGAAATTTATTTAGAAGTAGAAGCTGGATCAACTGGGAAACCTAATAGAGCAGCCGAACTTCAAAATATTGAAAGAATAATGCCTTTTTTATTACAAATACCAGGTATTGATCCTAAGTGGTTAGCAAAGGAATTGTTAAAGAGATTAGATGATAAATTAGATATTACATCTGCATTAACAGAACAAATTCCAAGTATTGTTGCAATGAATCAAAATCAAGGACAAGGAACTGGCGATCCAGCAATGCAAGGATTACCTCAAGGCGGTGCAAACAACCAACAAGTTTTATCAGCACCAACTGGAGGAACATTACCACCAATGGGAGCAAACAATTAATTATTTAACTTTATTGTTGAAAACTGTGATCGACAATACTATACATAAAGAAAGGGAAGTAAAAAATGGCTGAAGAAGCAAACGAAGTGCAACCTTCTGACACTTCAAATGACGTAATTGAAAATAATCAAGAGGTGCAATCGTCAAGTGCCGAAAGCGAAACGGAAGATGATCTTCTTGCAGTAGTGCAAAAGGCTAGTCAGCCTAAAGTAGACGAAGAAGAACAAACAGAAGTTACGGAATCGCAATCCGATGAAAATGTTGAAACAAGAGAAGATGGAGATTTAGACACACCCATAGATGACCAATCTGATGATGCTGATGATGAGCCTTTAGAAAAAGGTAAATCTGTTCCTTATCCAAGATTTAAAAAAGTCATTGATGAAAGAAATAAATTCAAATTGGGTTTTGAGGAAAACGAAAAAATCAACAAATTTCAAACTACCAATAATCTTTCTACAGATGAAATGGCAGATGGAATGAAGATTATGGCTTTAGTCAAAAATAATCCACTAGAAGCCTACAAAGCCTTAAAACCAGTAGTAGATTCACTTGCTGTACAAGCTGGAGAAGTTTTACCTGATGATTTGAAATCTAAAGTTAATGATGGATATATGGATGAGGATACTGCAAATGAGTTAGCTAAAACGAGAGCCGAAAAATCTAATTTAGAAAATAAGGTTCAAAATTTAAATACTCAGCAACAAGCAAGTAATCAAGTTGAACAAGCAAAAGTATTAAATGATATTGTTGTTAACTGGGAAACGTCTAAAAAGAAATCTGATCCTGACTTTGACAGAAAAAAAGATACGTTACTTGATCGAATGAGGGCAGAAGTTGCACAAAATGGAGTACCACCAACACAAGACGGAATTGTTAAAATGTTAGAGGGTGCATACACTACTGTTTCAGATAGATATGCAAAAATTTCAGGCAATAGAACTCCTATTCGGACACCTAGCGGTAATAAATTAAGCGGAACTCCTACATCACAACCAAACAGTTTAGAAGAAGCAATTCAAAATAGTTTGGCGGAGATGGGAAGTTAAGCTATAGCCAAATGGAGTTAAACAATGGCTTTTTCATCTGACGAACTGGCGAATATCGCCAATGCTGCCCTTGATTATTATATTGATCGAGGGAATGTTTACGATAATAGTAAACAAGACAAACCTTTCCTCAAAGCATTAGACAGCAAAGCTGTAGAATTTCCTGGTGGTAAGGGTGCTGTATCTCTAGCAGTAAAAGGAGTTTATACAACTACTGTTGCTGGTTTTACGCATAATTCAACTGTTAGCTATTCAAATCCAGCTAACATTGAGCGAGTGAACTATAACTGGAAAGAACATCACTCAGGTATTTCATTGACATTGACCGAATTAAAACATGATGGTCTTAGTGTTACTGATAGCTTGAATAGTGCATCTACTTCTAGCCATAGTAAGCGAGATCAAACTGTATTGGTTAATTTATTTAAAGATAAATTAGACGATATGATGGAAGGTTATGCCAAAGGTATGAATACTTTCCTTTATGGTGATGGTACTGCTGATGCAAATGCAATAGCTGGTATTCAATCTATTGTTAAGGACAATCCAGCAGCCACAAGTTCAACTGTTGGTGGATTAAGAACTGACACAAATTCTTGGTGGAGAAATAGAGTTAATGTTGCTATTTCAAATACATCAGGTGGTCAGGAATTAACTGATCTTTTACATACTGAAATAAGGCAATTAAAAAGATTTGGTGGTAGACCTGATCTTGCTTTATGTGGATCAGATTTCCTTGATAGATTAGCCACAGAGTTAAAAAGTAAAGGTAATTATACTCAAACTGGATGGGCTGGTAGCAATGATATTTCCGTTGGGGATATTATGTATGCTGGATTAAAGTTTCAGTATGATCCGACTTTGGATGATCTAACTATTTCAGGCAAAAACCCTGATAAGAGGTGTTATATTCTTGATACTTCTAAACTAAAACTTCACTATATGAGCGGTGAAAAAATGAAACGTCACGCACCAGCAAGACCAGCGACACAATACGTCATGTATCGTGCAATGACTACAACCGCAACATTGTGTGCAAGTCAACTTAACTGTCATGGTGTTTACGAAATTTCGTAAACTCTATGTTGGAGAAGAAGTTTGTCGGGAGCTTCTTCTCCACTTAAAAGGAGAAATATATGGAATATGTAGATTGTAATGTTGCAATTGGCGGAGATGTTGGACAAGTCGTATGTTTAAATATGGTTTCTGCTCCTGAGTTAATTGTTTTAAAGTCTATTCACGGAGATAGTGCTGTATCAGGAATAAAAATTACTGGTGCATATAGTCATTCTGATGATGATGAAAGAGATCGTCTTAAAGGTAAATATGGTGACGAAAGAGTTACTACAACTTTAGGTCAATTTGGTGAAATGCCAAAAACTTTAAAAGAAACAAGAATACCTGATACATATTATGATCCAGTATGGTTAGACGGATTAAAAAAAGTAACTAAGAAAAAACCAGCTACTAAAAAGGAAAAGTAGATGGCCAGAGGTGTAACTTTAGGTGTTTTAATAAATGATTTACGTTCAGAAATAGGACACTCATTACAAACTTCTTTAGGCAAAACTACTAGAGATGTTTTGATAAATACACTTCAAAGAACACAAAAAAGACTATGGGATGATTATGCATGGTCTTTTTTGAAAGTAAAAAGATCAATTCTTATTCAAAATGGTCAAAGATATTATGATATGCCAAGCGATGTTGTTTTTGAACGTATTGTAAATGTTGAATTTAAACATGGAGATATGTGGGAAAGAATAGAGTATGGAATTAATTCCCATCATTACAATGCATTTGACAGCGATAATGGTGTAACTTCATATCCAGTTCAAAGATATGATAATTATGAAAATAACCAAATAGAAGTGTTCCCAGTTCCAAATAAAGATGGAAATTCAACAACTTTAGATGGAACATTAAGAGTTCATGGAATTAAAAATTTATCAGCTTTTGTTTCGGAATCTGATACTGCTGATTTAGATGACCAACTATTAATTTTGTTTAGTGCAGCAGAAATGCTTTCACGACAAAAACAACAAGATTACCAAAATAAATTAGCACAAGCACAAGCACATTATGCAAGGCTAAAAGCAAGAAACGCAAAATCTGATCCTTTCGTCTTGAGTGGTCACGAGCCTGACGGAATGTACACACCTAAAAGACCATTTCTTATTGCACCAGTTACGAGTTAATCAATGCCATACATTCTTGTGGAAGATTTTAGAGGTGGTTTAGATAACAGACGATCTAACGTAACAGCACAAGCTGGAACATTGGTAACTCTTAAAAATGCTCACATTAATCGTGGTGGTGAAATTGAAAAACGACAAGCATTTGTAAAACTTACAACTTTACCTTCAAACAGTACTGGATTGACAGCATCTAATGGTCAAATATATGTTTTTGGTCACGAAGCATCTAGTGCAGTAACTTTTGCATCAGGAACACCAGCAAACTTAAATTATATGCGTTTGCAACATCCAACACCTAGTACTGCAATAACATCGATATTAGGAACAAGTTTTTTTAACGGACAAGTGTATGCATCAGCACAATATGAAGATGGTAGAATTTATCATTTTTATAATGGAACAAGAATTACAGATTGGTTTGATGCAAGGGCAAGAAATAAATTTCAAATAACTGGAGGAAGTGCTGGAGGTACTTCTGCTACTGGTTCTTTTAAAATTACTGGCGGTAACTCTTTTTCAGGTAATGATTTAAGAGTAGTCAGGATAAATGGGGTGGCTGTATGCAACTCTGTTGCACATACTGGAGATAATTCGACTACTGCTTCAAATGTTGCAACTGCAATCAATAACTTTTCAAGTTCTCCCAATTATACAGCCACTTCATCCACTAATACTGTAATAATAACAGCATCCAATGTAGGAATTTCAACAAATGGTTTTGCAATTACAACAGAAGTGGATGGTGCGGTTACAGTAGGAAGCATAGTCAATATGTCAGGTGGTATTGATAATGCTATTACAAATATAACTGTAAATGGTGTTTCAATAATTGATAAACAAATTGTTTGGTCAACGTCACACACATATTTTGCATCACTTATTGCAGATGCTATTAATGAATATATAACGACCCCTGAATATGAAGCTACAAGTGTCGATCAAAATGTAAATATTATTACTAAAGAAAGTGGATCTAGTTTTAATAATTATGCTGTTGTTATTACTGTTTCAGGAAATGTTACAACAGCTTTTGTACCAACATCACAAACATATTTAGATGGTGGAGCAAGTAGTTTGCCAACATACACTCCTGGTAATTACATAAAGCCAGTTAAAACTAAAATGTATTCTCTGTCTGATAGTTTGTTACATTATTCTGCAACAAATGATCCTAATGAATGGAATGATACTTCTCAAGGTGCTGGGTTTATTAATTTATCAAATAACGCATCAGGATCAGAAGATTTACAAGCAATAGCAAATTATTTCGATAATATTGCAGTTTTTGCTAAACAAGCAGTTCAAATATGGTTTGTTGATGCGGATGATACAAGAAATTCTCAAGTTCAGGTTTTAGGTAATACTGGTACTTTTGCTCCAAATACTGTTGTTGAATTTGGTGATAACGATGTTTTTTATCTATCTAATTCAGGAATAAGAAGCCTTAGAGCAAGAGATTCATCTAATGCTGCTTTTGTAGGAGATATTGGCAATCCTATTGATGACACAATTATTAAAGCAATTCAGGCAGATACTTCTATTTCAGAAGAAGCAACAGCAATACTTAATCCTATAGATGGTCGATATATGTTAGCATTAGGCAATTCTATTTATGTATTTAGTTATTACCCATCATCTAAAATAAGTGCTTGGTCTGTTTATGAAACTGGATTTACTGTTAATCAATGGGCATTTGACGGAACTAATATACTCGCTAGAAGTGGCAATGATTTATATGCTTTAGGTGGAACAGATAACCAAACATATGATAATTCAACTGTAGAAGTACAATTACCATTTCTTGATGCTGGATCACCAGCAACTTCAAAAGATTTTACTGGATTAGATGTTACTTGTGAAAATGAATGGACAGTAAGTGTTGCAACAGACCCAACAGACATATCAACAATAGAAGAAATAGCGACAGTAAATAAAACAACTTATGGGTTAGGAAGAGTATCAATGACTGGGTATTCAACGCACATAGCACCAAAATTTGTTTGTACAAAACAAGGAAATGCAAAATTAGGAAATGTAGTAGTTCATTATGAAAGTAGTGATGCTGGTTAATGAAATGGGATTACGCAACAATCGCAGATATATATGAAGTGGCATTAGGAATGAGAAATAGAGATTTAGAAGAATTATTAGCAGTTACAAATTGTGATAATCGTAAAGAATTAGCAACGCATTTATCAATAATGTGGGGAAGTAATATTAACAATACATATGTTTTTTGTAATGGCGATGAAAAGATTTGCTGTTTGACTTATACACCATTAAGAAATGGTGTGTGGAGTTTTGGATTATTTGCAACAGACAGTTTCAACAAAATCTATTTAAGCCTGACAAAATTTATTTTAAAAGTGATTATTCCGCATTTTAATGATATAAATGCTCATAGGGTTGAGTGCCAATCAATAGCTAGTTATGAATATGTTCATAAATGGCTTGAATTTATAGGATTGAAAAGGGAATCAACACTTAAAGGCTATGGTAAAAATGGTGAAGATTTTTATAATTTTGCATATGTTAGGAATAAGGGTGAAGCTAATTTAAAATGGGTTAAAAATGGAGTAATAGAGCAATGTGTTTAGGATCAAACAAATCTGCACAACGGACAGCCGATCTACAAAGACAGCAAGAAATGGCTC